TCTTTCAATTTTTCTATCTCATGAGCCATGGAATCAATTTTACCTACTTCAAACTGTGTCATTATGATGCAATAATTTTATTAACTAGAGTATATCCAGTTGTATCTTTAAATTCTGATGAATATAATATTGAGTTTTGATTTCTTTGTTTAAAATCCATTTTAAAATCAAGTAATACGAAAGTAACATCGTCTAATCCTATTGGGTCATAAGTAAATTTATCACCTATCCAATAAAGGTCAGATTTGTAATCACCCTCTATTACTAAATTTGGTAAACCATTATTTTTCTGTATCTCTTCACCTACATTTCTTTGAATACCTGCAAAAACTAAACTATCGTAGTCTAAAACCATATCATAATCCCTAGTAATTAAAGCATTTGAGATTGTAGATACTATATTTTGAGGGTTATTAAATACCGTTCCATTGTAAGGAGTAGTCGATAGATATGATTGCTCATTTGCTATAATAGCAGTAGTTTCAAAAGATTGTCTTTCTTGGTTTAATTTAACACCAGAATAATACGTTTCAGATGATTGACTTAAATATACCCCATTTATATTATTGTTCTTGTATGTCTGTATTATAGCGTATTTACCATAAGCATAGTAAGGATCTAATGCTGGACTATAATTGGAACAATAAGGAGAATATATTTTCATGAATAAATCACCCTTAGCTGTTATTTTAATGTTTTTTATATTACTAGACGATAAATAAGTTTCCGTAGTAACAAAAACTCCTGTAATATCATTATAATAGTAAGTAATCGGAATATCATCAATATCCTTCGATATAAAGACAAGTGATGTTTTAACATATACTTCATCACCAAGTCCATCTCTTCTAGCATCGTAAACAAATTCAGATGATACAGATACAACATCCGCTTGATTAACAGATACGGGCGTATTAGAAATCATATAGAATCTATTATCGAATGTCGGAGTTACAACCGTTAACCTTAATCCAAACCTGAAATTATAAGGAGATGTAGCACTTGTAGCATATACGCCCCTTACTGGAGCTACGAATGAGCCAACTGTTGTATATTCAGAAAGTTGCTTAATTGGTGTTAATGTTGGGTCTAGTGGATCATAGTATATAGCCTCACCCCATAAAAACGCATTTGTATTATTTGTGGTTATTGCAACATTGCTTGATATTTCTAAATATTTACTTGGCTGGGAATATCTAATTACCTGTGATCTGCCTATGTTTCTGAAAGATGATGAATTTAATACAACTGCTGTATCTGTAACCACTTCCGTTCCAGTAAAACCAACACCTTTTGTATATTTCCTGTAGGTTCTAGTATTATTATTAACTAGATTTTTGTAAGATGATATGTATAATTTTCCGTATCTCTGGTAACACATTAATCCAAATTGAACACATATTCCATGGAGTATATCGTAGTTAAACATATAGTTACCCAATTTATCCATTAAGGAGTTTTCTTGGATATAAACCTCGGAGAAATCAAGATAGGTAGGAACTATAACACCAGAATCATTTATACCGCCATAGGGAGCATAGAACTCATAAGGTATCTCAATCATGTAATCATCGAAAAGACCAAATGAATCTAAACTATCTAATATTAATTGCTCTACAGAAATTATATCTTTAGCAAAGTATTCTACTTCTTTAACGTCTTCCGATTCAAAATATTTCTCTGCTTTTATTAATGAGGCATCTGAAAATATTAAATTGAATTGTATAGGAGCTATTTCCTTAATGCTAACATCAGAAGTTGTAATATAGTATCCCTTCCAAATAACATCACTACCCATCTTTAATTCTAGGTAATAATCATCTATCTCTGCTGTAAGAAGGTCTAAAATATCTAATCCATTATTATCCCATATAGCATCATATAAATCCCATACACTCATTTCGTCTTCCCAAACTATATCTAGTCCTGACGCATCCCTAATTAATATACTTAATGTAGCTATTGATGATATTATTGGATTGTAAGAGGAATCCCCATCTCTTTGTGTTTCAATAACTAATGGTTGACCAGACCCATTTAAATCAGTTACTGCACCTGTATAATCCTTTTTATATACGGTAGCTACATAATTTGCAGTAGTATTAGAATATACATCAGAAAACTCTAGTTTATATCTTTCTCCGTAAGCCATTAATAATATCCGTTTCTATTTTTTGATGCCCTATTCATTAATATTACTAAGTCATTACCACTAATTCTAGTTTCTAATTGACCCATCATTTGACCATCACCTGTGTTTCCTATTAAAGACTTTAATTTATCTAAAGGAGCAATTACCTCTGGATTATTTTTAGCACCTGGATATTCTCCAACAAGTGCTGCTGTAGGACCAGAATAAACACCTCCATTTGCATTTGGAACTAATCCAGAAAACATTCCCTTACCTCCCATTAATCCTGCAAACGCCTTACCAAATGATTTACCACCTCCTGCTGCACCACCTGTAGCTAAAGATATAACAACTGCTAATATTGCTGCTGCTGCAACCGCTGCTAATAGTTTTGCTATTACTTGGCCTAAAGCACTTATTATTCCTTTAAATCCAAACTCACCAGTACGAAACATAGTTTCAAAAGCTCCTGCTAATGGGCCGACTAATACATTCCCCATATCAACAAGTAATTGTTTACTCCTGACGATTTTTTCATTCATCTGGTTAAACTTTTGAGTTCTTGCATCAAACTCTGCTAAGTTAGGATCATCTGCTAATTGACTTGCTGTCGTATCAGTTCCTAAAGCATTTAATTCTTTTTGTGCAGCTACTTGTTTTTCTTTAGCATCAGCTTCAGCTTCAACTGCCAATTTAGCCTCGTTTGATATTTTAAGACCCTGTAGTTTAGCAGCGAATATTTTACCTTCCTCACCAAAAAGTTTCTTATTGGCATCAAGCATGGCATCACTTAAAGCCTTGTATTCTTTAGATAATGGAGATACGTTTAACTTTATAAGCGATTCAAGTGCTTTTTTATGTGCATCAACTAACTTATTAGCTTTTTCTAATTCAGTTGAAAACTGATCATATTTTATTATCTTTATTTCATCAGAAAGCGTTTTATAAACGTCCGCTAATTTACTAGTTGAATCAGTCTTTTTCTTTATTGCTTCATCGCTAAACTTTAGATTTGTAATAGAGTCCTTTAAATTAAAATTAAAGTCAGCTATTTTTTCTGTGGCAAACTTATTCTTACTTGCAAAATCCTGAAAGTTTTTACCTACTTGGGAAATGGCAGCACCTAATGCAGGACTTGTTAATGAAACAAAAGCACCTATACCAGAACTTAGATTCTTTATAAAAAATGAAAATATATTTATTACCTGGTTAAATGTACCCTTGAATATAGAAACTATAGCTCTACCCATTAAATTAAAATCACCACTTATTAATCCAGTAGCTAATTTAATAAATCCTATAAGTATAGTAAGAATATTTTGAGCAGTATCCTTTAATGTTGTAAATGTCCTAGAAGTACCATTTGTTATATCTTTGCCAAACTTATCCCAGATTGTTTTTACTAGATTGACAAAAGCATCAAAATAACCCTTGATAGCATTAAATCCAGCTATTACACCACTTATTACACCATTTAATATTTCAGATGCAGGTGGTTTACTTAAAAAGTCAACGAGTTTACCCATTGCACTTTCGCTATCCAAAGCCATCTTCTGAATAACACCACCAACGCTTTTACCATCTCTTTGAACTCCTTGTGCCCAATAAGCAAATACGGTTAATCCAGCGGTTAATACAGAGCCCAGTAATGATATAGCAGCACCAGCAGCAGCAGAAATACCGCTAAGCATAACTAACTGATCAATAAGTATTGGTATGTTGTTTGAAATAGCTAGTAATCCAAGTCCAAAACTTTGAGAGAAAAATCCAGCATCTCTTATTACCTGACCAAAAGCAAAAGTAGCAAGTCTAGCACGATTCATATCCATACCAACAGTAGCTACATTTTTACTAGCATCCTTAAAACTTGTACTAGCTGCTGCACCTGCTGCTTTAAATGAGGAATCTAACTTAGCTAACGTAGCCTCGATATTTTTTATCTTAGCTGCTAAGTCACCTAAATCCGCTGTTATCTTGACCTGAAAATTACTATCCATTATCTAACTTTTTAACGACCTCTTCAAAGTCTTGTTTTGTTATCGGTTCTAATTTAGGTTTTTTGGGTTTACCTAATCTATCTATCCAAAGCGGAAGAATTTTATCAGGAGTTTTTTGGTCTTGCTTTTTAGTTACATTTGAATTGTACATCATTGCAATTAAAGACCTAGTATGTTCCCACTCCTTGGTTTGTTTTTTAATACTCCCATAAGCAAACCTATTGTAGTCTACCCATGTCATATCGTAGAATTGATCGGGAAGAAGTCCGACATCACCTATAGCAAAGTCTAATACCTCTTCCCAACCTATTTTTTTGGCTTTACAGATTTAGAAGGTGATACATCTGGATTCATTGCTTCTTGAATATCTACTATACCTTGAGAAGTTTTTACCGATTCTTCAAATAAGTTAATTACATCAGTAACTTGGCTCATTGGCATATCATCTACCCATATCAAAACATCATCCATAGTAAAGTCCATGATTTCCTTCTTGATATAACAGTTGTTCTTTAACCCACAATAAATTAAGTCCGAACATAGCTTAATAGGGTTTTCCTCGTTAAACTCAACAACCCCAGTACCGTTAATCCTTGAATACTCCATTAAAGCGTAATTACCAAACTTGATACCACGCTTCTTACCACCTAATTCTAATTGTATATATCCTGCACTCATTTTATTTTTTCTTTAAGTAATTGTGGTTACTGTCAGAAGAAATTAATTTATGGTTGTACAGTTTGTACTAATGCTCCAGTTCCTTGGAAAGATACACTATATCCTGATGGAGATTCCATATCAGCAGTTTGTGAAATAGATGAAACAAATGCACTACCAGTTAACAACATATCACCAGTAACACCAGTACCAAAAGTTATAGTTACAGCAGTACGAGCAATAAGCATTGCCACTAATTCATCAGTTTCTACACTTGCAGAGGTCGCATAGTCAATAAGACCATCAGTTGATGCAGTCCATCCTCTTACACCAGCAAAGAACTCACTCCATCCAGCAGAATCTTTAGTGGTTGCATCTGGTAAGTCTACAGTTAATTCTACACTAGCAGTAGTTGCCTTTAACAAAGGTACACCAGCTATTTTAATTGTTAAATTTGTTCCGTTAATTAATGCCATTTTATTTTTATTTTAAGTTGTTTATAATTTTATTTATGCTAATGCTTGTGCTAATAATTCAGTTCCCTGTAATGTACCCGAATAAGTTGTTATATCCTCCATTGGAGCATCCATAGTTAAACTACTTACATATACATAACCATTATATATTAATGTTCCTGCAAGGTTATCTGTGAATTTTACGAATAACTTTGTTTTGTTTTCCATAGCGGTTTGAAGATATGCTGGATCAATATCATCGTCATAATTTATTAACCCTTCAAAATCCAATGTAAAACTTCTTGCACCCATAATAAACTCACTCCATCCAGCAGAATCTCTTGAAGTTGCGTCTATAGGACTTGCCTCTACATTTAATGTAAAGCTACGTGAATGGCCAAATGCTTTGTTTGTTACACCATCCAATACGTATAATACCAGGTTTGTTCCGTTTACTAATCCCATTTTATAATTGTTCTACTATATTTCTAATTCTTATTACTTTTCTGACTTCATAAAATCCATCATATAATTCCTCTATATATCCAGTAGATTCAAGGCTGTTTGTGATTACTTTAAAATCTGGACTAGCATCTGGAAGAGAGCTTCTATTTATTAATAATTGCATTACAGAATTGGTAATAGTGTCTGCATCGTACTTGGAAAATGTAGCTCCATTTGTTCCTGTAAATACCTGTACTGTTACTACACAATTACTGTTAAAGTTACTCTTTGTCGATTCATCAACTACGCTAATATTAGATATTTGTATATAAGGATAGGATGCTTTATTAGGAATATTATCATAAACAGGAACAGCTACTGCATTTAAAGTAATAGCACCGTTTAATTTATTGTAATAAGCCTTTCTTAAACTATATCCTACGTCTTTCATTATTATACTACTGCATCAACATAATCACCAACTATAATCAAGTTTAATTTATTGGCGATAAAATCCCAAACTATATCATCATTAACCCACGCTTGATAATCATCACCATCCATCAATATTTTACCAGATGCTAACATTTCATTGTTTTCTGATAACATATAATAATAAAACTGTGCTGAATTTCCTAAACTTACATTTTCAGCATAAGTATTAAACTTTACAGCTATTTTTGTTTCTCCTTTATCCCATATTGAGATTGGTTGTATTTCTTTCATATGTATATATTAAATAACTACTTTTAATGCACCAGATGTATGGTAAAATGCCCCTACCGTTAACCCACCTGATAAAGCAGCAGAGTTGTCAGCATATGAAGGTAATCCGACTACTTGTAATTTAGATGTTGGAGAAAATGTTCCAACTCCCAATGAACCAGCAACTGTTGATATACCATCATTCCTTACAATAAATAATGTTCCACCACTTGAATTAGCAGCCTCAAAAGCATAGGCACTTGAATCATTTGTTGTTCCTCTTACACCAATCCTTCCATTGGAAGAACCACCTACATATAATGTATTTGAAAAAGATGCTGCACCAGCTGATGTCATTGTTAATAATGCAGTGCTTGAACCATTTTGTAGAACGTAATCACCTGTTATAGTCATTAATGTTCTATCAGTTCCTGATTCAATACCTAATAAATTAATAACTAGTCCACCAGATGTTCTTGTTCCTCTTAAATACTGACCATTACCTAAAACGAAACTTGTTGCACTAACACTACTAGTTACAGATAAAGTACCAGTAATACGTGCAGCTATTGTGGATAACTCTAATGAACTTGAATTTCCTAATCCATCCGTTATAATTTTTAAAGAAGATGTTATAGGGCCGTTATCAGTAGCTTTTAATAGTGAATCGTAGGTAGATGATATGGTTTGTCCAGTAAGTGATGCCATTATATATAATTTGCCTTAAATTAGTTAAAATTTATGAATTAATCAACATTTTTTATCTACAGTTTTTTACCGAAAGTATAGCAAAATTCTACTCCTTTTAAGTCTATAGTATTTAAGAAATAGTATCTTCCTTGTATAGCTCTATCATTAAAAAACCTTGTGCTATTTGATTTATAGGGAGCAGCTATTGCATTTGTATTTAATCTACTCTCGAAATCGGTTTGTATTCTTAATACGTCAGCAGCATTTTGTCTAGTTCCAAACTCTAAATAAATAAAGTTCTTGTCGGGTATTGCATAAGCAAATCCATTAATACTACTCTTATTATTTTGCATCCTGTATCTTGTTGGATTACTTGGAACAATTATATTGTTTTTATCTCCATCAATACCATCGGAAGCATATTTAGCATTGGTTGTATCTTTTATATCAGCTACTGTTTTCTTTACCTTCTCCTCACTATATTCCCTTACAGCATCGTAATACTTTTGATAATCTTTTAATACTTGCTTTAAATCACCCATTACTTTTTCTTGTAAGCCAATACTCTTAAATAATATTTCTTAGGATCGTCTAGTACAGTTGAGTGGACAATGTAGTCATCACCCATATATTTAATCTTATACGATGCGTCAAGTATGTACTGATTATCAACTACTAGCGATCCCCTATATCTTAAAGTAAAAGCAGTTTTATTATTTAATACTCTTGCTCCACCCTCTAAGAATAAATCACCATCATAAGGGTCTACCTTTGCAAATGTAGTATAAGAAGTAGCATATGTTGGTTCAGTACCTCCTGCTGCATCTGTAGTAACGGTATAAGTAATAATTTCTACCTGTTCCCTTAAATCTGCACTTCTATAATATGGTCTTCTCATTAGAACATTAATATTCTTCTATAACTTGATGCGAATTGTTTAGCTCCGTTGGAAAGCTCTGTAGTATAAGAAGAATCCATTACATTTTCTCTAAACTCAAAGTCCATACCAACTTGTTTCATTACAGCAATCTTTAAGTCAGCTGGTAAAGCAGTATATCCTGCAACATATATAATTTCAATAGGAGTTAATCTATTGCTATAGAAAGAAATCTTTTTAAATCCTTCTCCTATAATAACATAATCCGTTCCTGCAATCAATAATGTTTTAGTACCTGTTTCATCTATAGACTTGATTGAAGTAATCGATTGTACTGGCCCATAAGGTATCTCAACAACATCAGCAACTTGATTAAATGTAGCAGTTAATGTTTTAGTAGCAAATGTACAACCAGTATATCTTTCTAACCTTGTTCTAGCTGATGATATTAATAAACCAAGTAAAGTATCCCAACTTGAATAATCTATATTAAGATAGGACTTCATCTCGGAAACCGTAACAGGTTCAGTTACTAAATCGGTATTAATTTTTACATCAAGTCCTAAAGTCATTACTTATTCTTTTTAGATATTTTTAATTCCTTTGTTTTAACTTCTACTTTTTCTTGTTTTTCTTCTACTTCTTCAACTACATCTTCTACACTACGAATAAATCCTTTCTTTAGTAGAACCTCTGCTCTTTCGTCAGATACAATTAATTCTTCACCCTCTTTAACAAATCTATCCAATACTAAATCTCTGTACGAATATCTTACTTTTATTTTCTTACTCATAATTTATTTATTTGAAAGTAGGGGAGGAAACGATCCTCCCAGCTAGGCTTTCCAAACTACTTTAATTATTATCCTACGTTACCAAGATCAGCAAAAACAAAGGCATCTAATCTATCGATAGCAAGAACTTCTCTAGCCTCAATACGAACAGTTACCAAGTTTTTCTGGATGTTATCAGAATCTTGCTCGAAGAACTCAACTTTAAGATCGTCAACTACAACTCTCTTAGCCATGTTCCAATCTCCCAAAAGTACTTTGTCATCAGCAATAAAGCTAGACTTAAATACAGGGATACCAGCGATAGCGATATTACCATCAGAAGTGATTGTTACACCACCAGGGATTGAGTAATCAGATGGCTTGGTTAACAATAATCTACCCCATTGCTTAGGATTAACTACGATACCGTTAACTGCAAAATCAGCACTCTCAAGGTTTGTAATATAATCGATGATTTGCTCTACGTCAACTGTAGCAGCTGTAGTAGTAGAACCAGTAGCAGTACCTGAAAGATCTGCATAGAACTTAGCATCTTCTGCCTTGTAGAAATCACGTAACAACATCTGTGGCAACGCTGATTGAAGAAAAGGAAGATCCTGTAGCATTGACTTGTCGATACGAGCATAACCAGCAATATAACGAGCAGTATAAGTAACCGCAGTTAAATCGTAATCGATTTGGGTCTTAGCATCACCTGGAGTTGATTGTACAGAGATAGAACCTTCTGTTCCAGTTTCACGATACAATGTATAGATACCAGTAGCTGAATTAACAGCAGGGATAAGGCTACGGAAATTAACCAAACGATTAGGAACCATAGCAACACCTGGCTGATATGTACGTACTGCATCACCTGTAAGGTTACCAGCAACAGTCATATTAGCAACTGTTTTCATATTCAATTTAACCTTGTTACCAGCAGACACTTCGCTGATAGAATCAAAGTTTTTTGCAATTAGGTCTGCAAATGACGCTTCAAAAGATTTAACTTCCATTTTTTCTGTAGAGTTTTTTTGTAATTTAATTTCCATTTCATCAAGACGAGCTTCCATTGCTTGAGCTTTCTCGTTGATTTGTTCTGCAACCACGTTCTTAACGTTTTCGTTTATAGCAGACTTTAGTTGTTCAACTTTTTCCATTTGTGTAATCTTCTAATAAATTGTTTAATAATGATTCAAATTGGTCATCTTCGCTTTGTTCAAGTTCTGCTGACACTTCTTCAATAGCTGCTTTTTCTTCAATCGGGTCTTCCTCAAAAGTATCGTCTATAGATATACTTACCGTAACGGTAGATTTATCTTCTGATGGCTCTGGAGTTTCAACTGATTCTTGTTTAAGTAAAGCAAGTTCTTTATGTAATTGTAATAATTGTAATTCTAGTTTGGCAAATGTTTCATCTGTGTATTTACCGTTCTTGATTGCATTTAAAATGTTATCCATCATAAACCCAATAGTTTCATAGCTTTTCATACCTGTAATTGGTGTCATTTCATTAGCACCCCATCCCTGTAATGAAGAGCCTTCATATAGTTTAACTTCTGTAATCTCATTGTAATTGCCCATACCCTTTTGCTTAATAGTAACGAAGCCTATAGAGTGTTCGGTAATTAAACCATCTTCTACCATTAAAAGGTAATCCCTGCCTAGCGTATGACGACCAGCTTTACTTTCGTAATGCAGCCCTGTGCTATCCTCTTTTAGTTCAAGAATCTTACCTACTGATTTAGTAGCATCGTGATCTAACAAGTGACGTATTCTCGAGAAGTTCTCATTAATTGTTTTAGAGAAAGCTCCTTTACGAATAATATCTCCATCGCTATCCATATTATCAAACGAAGAGAAATATCCAGTAACAATGCCTTTCTTAACATCTACGTCTGTGATACCCTGATTTAAGTTTTTGTATAATAACATATCTTTATTTTTTCTTTGCGTATGCGACTAAAAATTTCTTAACAAAACTCATTGCAAAAGCATTTTCATTACCATTTAATCCCTGCTCTTTAAATACTTCTACACCTTTAGCAAACACTTCCTCTAGTTTTTTAGCTGTAACCCTCTTGCCAGGATTCTCCTTATTAAACTCCTTAGCCATAGTGACTAATTGAGCCATAGGCTTTTCATCCTCTATAGGATTTACAGATTTACTAGCTTGTGCATTTGCAATACCTACAGCTTGTTCTACAGGATCAATATTCATCTTATCAATAGGAGTAACCTGAATACTTACATAAACTTTATCCATGTCTGGATTGTCATTACGTCCATATCCCATCTCTTCAAG